TTTCTATGTATAATAGGGTATCCAGGTCTTCTGCAGAATGGGGATTGACAGGAAGATTACTTGGTAGTATTTTTGTTTTCCCTAAGAGTTTTATCCAGATATTTTACAAAGAGGGACAAAAGATAGTCAGTAAAGAAACTACTCTTGGAGAAAAAGCCAATGCAGTCAGAAGAATGTCTATGCTGCTTATTATAGGAACATTAGCAGATACTGCTATGTCTTTAGTTACAGGTAGGAAAAGGAATGACTATAATCCACTTACCATGTTCACCTGGGAGGTAGGTGGTCTAAGTCTAGGGTTAGTCAGGGGTGTTATGGATGTTCTGGGTGATATAATCAATGCTGCTGTGGGAACACCAACTATGAAAGAAGCTGCCCTAAATGCTTTGCCAAGTGAAATTGCCAGATTAGGTAATACCTTTATTGGTTTTTACAGGATAACTATGAGTACTTTGGATGCCCTTTTAGATACAAAGGATATTGATGTAATTTATCTGAGAAAGATAAGAGCTTTAGTAGATAAGGATTACACTCCAGAGGAGCAGGAGAAAGCTGAGTGGACTCTTATTGAGAAACTCCAGCATATCTTTGCTGATTCACCAGGGCATGACTTGACTGAATATGACCAGAACATAAAGAATCTAGTTGAAGCAGAATCCAGACTTGGTACTAGAGATGCTCAAGGTAGGGTCTATACCTTAAAGCAGCTTGGTGGAGATATAGCAGTAAACTTAAAGTTGTTCCCAGACTATATGATTGAGAAAGAAAGTGGCTTATCAGATTTGGTATTGTTCTACAATGATTGCAGTAAGGATTGGGTTGAGTTTTATGAGCTTCCAACTATAAGTCCTGTTGTAAGGAGAAACTGGAGATTGGCACACCCAGAAATAGAAGCTGGGATGATATTTTGGGGTAAATTATCTTCCCCAGCAACAGGAATATCAATAAGAGTTTGGAATGAAGAGAAGCATCTGATGGAAGGTTGGGCTAGCTTGTATAATATAGACTTAAAGGCAGAACATCCTTATTGGGCTAACTGGGGAACTACAATTCCAGAAGAAGAGAAGTAGTACTTGACAACCAGAAAAGGAGTATGATATACTACCAGCAAAGGAGGTACTTTAATAATGGTAGATAAAGTTGATGAAGGGAAGCAGAGTGTGGAAGGGGCTGAAGGTAAGTCCCATCCAGATAATGTCCCCTGGAATGAGTATGTAGGTATCAAGGAGAGTCTTGGTAAGAAACTTGATGCTGCTACTCAGAAGGTGCAATCCCTTGAAGAACAAATTAAAGGTGCAATCAGTCCTGATGAGTTCAGCAAGACTAAAGGTGAGTTAGAGAAAGTTAAAGCTGACCACCAAAAGGTCTCTGATGAACTGAAATCTATTAAGGACAAGAGCATCTCAGAGAAGAGAGATTACCTTAGAAGTAAAGGTGTCTCTGAAGAAGACCTAAAAGTCATGTCTGAAGAAGCTCTAGGAGCAACAGCAAAGGTACTGGAGCACTACAAACCAAAACCTGATATGGGAGGTGGGGGTGGAAGTATAGGGTTAAAGGGGTCTCCTTTAGAATTGGCTAGAGAAGCCTATTCACAATCTAAATAAGGAGGAATTGTACTTTGTGGACGTTAGCAGAGTTGAGCAAGATTGAAACTGATGTCTTGCGTAAGTCTATTATTGATAGCCTGTTGATGGAGTCCAATCTCATGGAGCTTTGTCCCTGGGAGACTGTTGGACAGCTTTCAATAGGTACAATCAGGATACAAGACTTACCCAGTATTGGTTTCAGGCGTCTCAATACAGCTTATGATAGTACGGACATTGGTCATTTTGAACAGAAGGTAGAACAGATTTCTTTGTTCGGTAGAGACATTGATACTGATGAGGCAATAGCCAGAGCCAAGAATACCATAGCTGATGCTAGAGCAATCCAGCAACAGTTGGTAATGAAGTCTATGGCTTATGCTTTCAATGACAAGTTCATCAATGGTATCATCAATGCTGACTACCCCTTAGAGTTCAAAGGATTAAGAGTAAGGGTAAATGACATTGTTGCAGATGGCTTTACTGCACAGAAAGTAAATGCTGATTGTGGTGGTGTTGGTATCCTTAACTCTACAGCAACTTCTCAGGCTTTCCTTGACAAACTAGACAGTCTCCTTTATGCCATTGATGGTCATAAACCTGAGTATCTCTTGATGAACCAGAAATGCCTGTTGGCAATTCGCTCTCTTCTTCGTAGAGAGAAGCTCTTGGACAATACCAGGGATATGTTTGACAGGATAATTGATGTTTATCAGGGTACTAGGCTGATTGATATTGGTGTAAAGGCAGACCAGCAAACTGAGGTTATTACCAACACAGAAACCAATGCTGGATTAGATGGCTCTTCTGAGCATACATCTATCTATGCAGTGAAGTTTGGTGTCGGTGAAATGACCTGGGGCATTCAAGAGTTCCCTCTTGAAGTCAAGGACATGGGTGAGCTAGAAACCAAGCCATCCTTCCGTACCAGAGTAACCTGGAATCTTGGATTGGCTACTGTCAATCCTAGAAGTCTTGGTAGGCTGTATGGAGTTATACCTGATGCTTCAAGCTAAACAGGTGCTTAGAATCCTGTTAAAATAAGAGAAGGAGGATAAGACAGTGATTATAGACAGTTTGGGGATGCTGAGAGCAGATGGTAGTTCACCAAGAATAGGTGCTACTGAGGCAGGGTCTGTCAGTCTTACCAGAGATGCTACCAGTGGTAAAGTAGTTCTGGATATTAGAAAGACTGCTCAGAGAGGTCTCCCTATTGTTGTCCTTACCGATGATGATACAGGGACTTCTACTGATAAGACAATGACAGTTACCATTGAGGCTGCTAATGAATTGGCTTTTGATACAACCAATGAGGTAGTAGCTACCTTCCCTGCAGTCAGTCATGGTGCTAAGGGTACTTTGATGGTCAGAAGGGTTCACACCCAGAAGAAATACCTCAGAAGTGTTATCACTGCTGTAGGTGCTGATGGGACAATAGCTGTGGACTTTCTAATCTTCATAGGTCATTCTTGGATGAACACTTAATCTTAGGGTGGTACATGTACAGTACGTACTGTACATTATGGATGTTGGGTTTAAGTGGAAGAGGGAGGGTAGAAACAATCTGCTCTCCCTCATTGACTAAAAGGAGGGAATAATGCCAGTAATTGAGATACAAAGATTAGACAGAGCCAGTAGTATTGAGCAGGTAAAAGCTGCTATCAGTTCTTGTATAGCCACTGAAGTTAATGCAGGTCGTCCTCAAGACCAAGCTGAGGCAATGTGTAATCAAATGGCTAGGAATAAGACTGGTAAAGCACTAGCTCCTGCTGGGGGTGAATAATGGCTAAGAAATGGATAGCAGGGGCAATAGAGAGGAAGGGTGCTCTAAGGGAATACTTTGGAGTAAAGGAAGATGAGACCATTCCAGAGGGGAAGCTTAATGCCTTGATAACCAAACTTCAGTCCATTGAGGATAAGAGTCCAAAGGAATCCAGGCTTCTAAAGCAGGCACTTCTGGCTAGGACATTAAGAGGGATACATAAATAGGAGACAGATATGCCAGACAAAGACCAATTCTTAGCCAGATTAGATGTTATAGAGGAGAGGCTCAACAAGATAGAGCAATCCTTGAATGTTATCAACCATGAGTTGGGTAATCTTCTTGGTAGAGTTCAATCCAATGGAAAGATTACATTGCTAATTAAGTATGTTATCTTCCCCCTGATAGTTGTAGTAGGGGGAGTAGTTGGAATAAAGTTATTCATATAAGGAGGAACAATGGATATAGCAAGAACAGTTAAAATGAGTACCCTGCTAACAGCAAGACACTTTGTCCCTTATGTCAGGGGTAGGTTCGTTGAGAGACCAGATGGTAGTATGAGGAAACTCAGCTTCTCAGAGTGTTTCTTGGGTACAGCTTTGCCTCGGTATGAGGAAATCAAGAGAGACAAACGGATAATAAAGGATAAAGTAGTAACTGATGCCTTTGTCAACAAGATTGTTGATGGACTTCAGGCTGCTGCTTATATTAACAACTGGAAATACCATGACTCTGGGACTGGTCTTGGTGCAGAAGCAGCCAGTGATACTACTCTTGGTACTCCTTGTGGAGAAGCCAGGGATGTAGGTACACAGGTAGAAGGAGCAACTGCCAATGTCTAC